GAAGGCACAGTGGTGTCCATTGGGCGCGTTAATAGCCCCTACGCTCTCACACTCCCCGAGACTGATTTTGAAGCTGCCCGCTGCCATTATCTGTCTTGTGCGAGTTCCTACGGCCAAGCTCACGCCACGGTCGCATTGGAACTGGAGAAGCGCATTGTGCAATTGCGTGGAAAGGCAGGGTTGCTGGCTGAGTTCTTTAAAGCCAATCCTTGACCACTGCCAATTTTGTCCATTGGAACTGCCGTGGTAGGCGAAAGGAGGTATACATTCAACCTTGATGGCGCGTCCGAGGCGCCCTTGGCTGTCCCCTTTATGCAACCATTTGTAGTGGGAGGAGCTTATGTCCCACTTGGCGGTTTACCAGCCCAGATCCAAGCAGCAGAGGGTCGCGTCATGAAGTTCACCGGCAACAGGGTGGATGAGATGCCTATTAAGTACCTATCCCTCGCGCTCGAGTTTTGCAAGCACGTGTTTCCGGACGCGGGTGTGCTCGAGCCCTGCACTATCGAAGAGGTTCAAAGGCGCCAACCTGCGCCTAGTCAGCAGAAACGTAATGCGACTGCCCTTAGTGGCCAACCTGACCCGTTTAAGCTCCAAGTCTTCAACAAGCGTGAGACCTACGGGAAGCCAACCGATACGAGGATCATCAGTCCTGCACCCCCCATCATTATGCTCGAGTGGAGCCAGTACATGTATCCGCTTGCTGAGCACTTTGCGCAGTTCACTGACTGCGGCCTTCCTGGCATGAGTGGTGGCAGAAGTTGTCCCTGGTATGCATTCGGCATGAAACCTGCGCAGATCAACGAGGCCGTGGCGGCTGTCGCTGTCAGCGCTAAAGTAGGCATCTTAGATACCGACGCGAACCGCTTTGATGGTAATGTCAAGCGGGCCTTACGCGAGTTCGATCAGATGCTGCTCGCCCGTGCATACGCCAAACGTCACCATGCGGCGCTGTTCAAAGTGCGCCGTAAGACTTTCGGATACATTGCCCAAACCCCTGGCGGATTTGAATATTGGACAGACAACACCCAGTTGTCGGGTTTTCCAGACACTGCGGCCTTGAACTCGGCCCGCAGTGCATTCTTTTCATACGCTGCGTTACGCTTGCAAGGGTACACTCCCAGTGAAGCGTGGGTTGGGCTCGGTCTTTATGGTGGGGATGATGGTTTCACAGCAGACCTAGATGCTGAACTTTTCCAGCAGGTGGCCCGTGACTTCGGAATGAGCATGGAATGTGTTTTCGTTCCCCGAGGAGAAATGGGTGTGAACTTCTTAGGTAGGTACTACAGCCCCGAGGTGTTCACTGGCGACACTAACACCATGATCGATTTCGGTCGCATGATTGTGAAGTTGCACCTCACCGTTGACCCGCAAGCAGCGCACCCTTCCAAGGCTGCGCTTAAGCTCTTTGAGAAGCTGACCAGTCTCGCGTGCACTGACATGAACACTCCTGTCGTCAGTGACTTGCTTGATGCAGCCGAGCGCACGGGTCGCTGGAGTCGTCCAACAGCTGAGGTGGGATCTGGTTTTGTCGTCAATGTCCGTGCTCCATGGATGGACTTCGTCATTGACCAGGCCTGCCTCAAGCTCAGCCTTGACCGTGCCGGTCTGGTGGCTTGGCTCTCCCGCACCGATTCCGTTACCCAGTTGTTACATTGTCCTGGGTTTGGTGAGGCTGAAGTCGTGTTGCCTAAGACGGTGGTCATCATGAATGGGGAAGTTACCCTGCCAGCTGGAGTCGAGCTGACTGAGGGGGACATCTTCAAGCTTGGGCGTAGTACACATGTCCAGGTGCATGAAAGCAAAGCTGTCGCTAAGGCAGCGGCTAAGGCTGCACAGTCTATTGAGAAAGGGAAAGGGGAAGCTGACGCGTGTGAGCATCCAGTTGTTCTGAATAAGAAGACCGGTGCGCCATTCCCCTGCCCTTGCCAGTGGACCCCCCCCGGGCGTAAGCCAGATGAGCTGGATGATGAGTACGCACAGCGCCGCGCGAAGTGGGAGGCCTCCCGCGCGCGAGCAGCGAAGACTGCGGGCATCACTCTCTGAGATAACCCCGGGCTACGGCAGTGGATAGCCTCAACATCTCCCGGACCAACCGGGTAAACAAAGGTGACTGAAGATAGGCAGGGAGAGCAAGGGGGTCGTGCCCCTAGCGACCACAAATCGCCACGCCCACCTAACCAGTCATTTGGCAGAGGACAGCCTAAACATCCCTCGGACTCACCGAGACGGAAAAGTGTGTTGGTTCGGTCGCACCGAGTGTCTGAAATTGGACACTAGCTTATTTGAAACGATGAGCGCCAATAACAACAACAATGCCCCTCCACGCTCTCGCGCTAGCCGCAAGCGTGCTAGGGCTGCTGGCAATGCTCCTGCACCACTTCCTCAAGCTCCGCAAAAGAAACGACGAACCAGACAGCGTAACGCCAAGCGCGGCAGGGCCCAGACCCAGCGCGGGGCGCCAGCTGACGTCGCAATGGGCGGAATGGGGTCGTTTTTCGCTCCGGTGGCGCAAGGCACCGTGATGCGCAAGGCTCAACCGATGTTCACTCGTTCGGCCAATGAGCAGCGCATCATCCACCGTGAGAAGGTTGCAAAGGTTGTCACCCCTGGCTCTGGTGCATTCACCATTCTCAAGTCCATCGCCTTGAACCCAGGCATGGCCCTCTCGTTCCCGTGGCTGTCTAACGAGGCTGCGGGGTACGAAACCTACAGGTTCAACAGACTCCGCTTCGTGTGGGTGCCATCTGTTGGAACCGGGATTGCCGGAAACCTCATCATGGGACCAGACTATGATGCCGCTGATCCTTCCCCGGCCTCAGAGACTGCTTTGTCTGCGTACACCGATGTCATCGAAGCCAACTTGTGGATACCATTCGCAGTTGAGTGTGAGCCTGACCTGCTCAACGGTGAGACACGGCGCAAGTACATTCGCAATGGGGCCTTGGCAGCAAACCAAGACGTCAAGACGTACGATTCGGGAAACTTTTTCGCTGCGTGCTCAGATGATGGTGCTGCCAACACAGGAAAGCTGTGGGTTGAGTATGATGTGATTCTCTTCAACCCGCATGTACCACCTGGCGGCTTTTTTCCAGACCGGAGCCCTTGTCTCCGGCGGAGGGACTATCGCGGCTGCAACGCCGTTCGGTGCTGTACCAGTCTCCACTGGCGCGCCGGCCCTGTCAGCAGCAGGGGTAGCAGTCCTGACATTTTCAGGGATGGTGATTGGCGAAGAATACGCCCTAACCCTGTCTGTCGTCGGAACCGTCATTACCGTACTCAACACAACCGGAGCCGCCGTCGGCCGGGTCAACAAGACCGCCGAGACGTCCATAATCAACGCCGGTGCAACCGCAGCGTTGAGCTTCGAGACATTTACAGCAACCGCTGAGACTGCATCCATTACGGTGACGGTCACTGCTACCACAGTGACTTCCTGTATTGCGGTCGTGTCTGTGTTGGCTCCCATTCCCTCCTTCTGAGAGGGTCTTACCGCCGTTACTAGTTTACCGGCGTGATAACTAATAGTTTGCTAGCAGTAACCCGTCTGTACAAACACGGAGGTCCCAGCCACTAAGGGCGTAACAATCTAGTGGAAG